AGCAAACTCAGGGATCGATATCTGTAGCAGAGCCTTAATACTAGTCGGTGCTAATCCTATTTCGTCATTTGACGATCAGACTACTGAATCAACTGTAGCTGTTAACATGTATGAAGACATTGTAAGAGCCGCACTTGTAAATACAAGATGGAGATTTGCTACTGAGCAAGCTGTCCTAAACGCATTAAGTGATGCACCGACTGGACGTTGGGATACAGCACATCAATTACCTTCTGATACTCTTATGTTACATGGAGTAACAATAAGCGATGCCTTAATTGATTATCAAGTTTATGGTGACAAAATATTTAGCAATTCATCTACAGCAGATATTGTAATTGCAGACTTTACGTTCAGAGCTCAAGAAATTAATTGGCCTTCATATTTTGTGTTGGCTGTTGAATACGCTATTGCCACAGTATTTGCTACAGCTATAGCTAGAGATTCTTCTTTAGCTACTTTAATGTCAAGTCAAGGAGACAAGGCAATGGCTAAAGCTAGGAATTTAGACTCGCAACAAAGCACAACTGCCAAGCTAACTACATCGAGGTTTATAATAGCAAGGACAAGTTAATGCCTAAAATAAGAGTCCCTATAAGTAATTTCCAATTTGGTGAAGTAAGTCCTAACTTAGTATCAAGAACTGATAGTAACGTATATCAAAATTCAGGCAAACAAATTGAAAACTTTTTCTTAAAAAACGAAGGTGGGTTATCAAAACGATTCGGCACATCTAAACTATATGAATTTGACACTACACCTGACACAGATAACTACGTTCAACAACATAGGCTAATGCCTTTTATTTTTTCTGACGATGAAAAGTATCTTATTTCTATGGAAGATTTAAAGATACGTTGTTTTTTTATTCATCCTAGCACTGGAGTGTTGTCTCTTGTTGCAACTGTAACGGCTGACACTGGAAGTGCGGCTTTGCCCTTTACTAAAAGTAACTTACATGAATTAACTTTTTCTCAAACTGGTGACACTATGATTATTTGTCATCAAACTTTTATGCCTCGCATACTATCAAGAACAAGCCTTACTGATTTTGAAGTAAAGACATTTACGTTTGAGTCTAGTTCAGATGGAAGGGAATTGTATCAACCTTATTATTCTTTTCAACAACAAGGTGTGACTTTAAATCCTAGTGCCACAACTGGGAATTCTATTACAGTAGTAACTAGTTCTGCTTATTGGGATTTAACTGGTAGCGTTGTTAGTGGCAACTACACTTCATCTAAACATATTGGAACTAGTGTAAAGTATTATAAATCAGAAATAGAAATACTTAGTGTTCAAAGTGCAACGTCAGCTACTGGAAAAGTATTAAAAGATTTGTTTGTTGATTTAGACAGTGATGCTTTTAGAACAATAGACACAACTGCTGACTTAGAAGTTACTCATGTTGCTCATGGATTTACAACAAGCGACACTATTATTATATCTAAAGCAGGAGCAGTAGCAGGAATTAGTGCTTCAAATATTAATGGGTCACGAACAATTACTGAAGTAGTAGATGAAAATCATTACTTTATACAAGCAGGTGGTAACGCTAACGCATCAATAGATGGTGGAGGTGCTCCTCGTATTCACAGTCATGCCGCTACTACTGAATGGTCAGAGTCTGCATGGAGTGCTTTAAGAGGTTATCCTGCCGCTATTACGTTCCACGAGAATAGACTTTGGTTTGGTGGGACAATAGGTCAGCCTGATGGAATATGGGCTAGTGCAACAAATGCCTTCTTTGATTTTAATGTAAGGAAAGCTGAAGCTACTGACGCATTAAATTTAAGTACCAGTATTGGTGAAATAAATACTATACGTCACATTGTATCTAACAGAGACTTGCAAATATTTACGTCATCATCTGAGTTTTATATACCATCGTTTACAGCTGAGCCGATTACTCCTACAAACGCACAGATAAAAAGACAGACACCATTTGGCTCTAGCTATGTAAGACCACAATCGTACGATGGTGCAACTGTTTATATTCAAGCTAACAACCAAGTTGTTCGTGAGTATTTATATTCAGACGCTGAAGCCGCATATGTTTCATCGGGTGTAAGCACGCTGTCTCCTCATCTTATAGTCACTCCAATACAAATGGCTGTGTTAAATGGCATGAAAACTAGACCTGAGTCATATTTGTTTTGCGTTTGTTTAGATGGAACAATAGCTTTGTTTACTTCTAATAGGGCAGAAAAACGTGCAGGATGGACAAGGATAACAACAGTAGGGAAGTTTCATTCAGTACAAGTTATTAACAATAGAATTTTTACAGTAACTAAATATAATAAAGGTGGGACAACTAATAAATTTGTTCTTACAGAATTTGACTCAACAAAAAATTTAGACTTCTCAGCTAACTTTACTGGTAGTAATGGAGTATTTAATGTGTCATCTCATTTTGCTAATGGTGCTGTAGTTAGCGTTATAAATGGAAGTGATTACTTAGGAAAGTTTACAGTAGCAGGAGGCAATGTAAATGTTTCTGCTGTTGATACAATAACATCTGCTGAAATTGGTTATGAATTTTCTGTAGTTGCTGAAACCTTTCCTATAGATGGAACAATACAAGGTGGCCCTCTTACTGGGCAACCAAGACAAATTAATAAAGTTGTAGTTGATTTATCAAACACACTAGCTGTGTCAGTTAATGATCAAAATTTAATAATAAGAAATGTAACTGATGATTTAAGCGTGGCTAGAACAGCCGTAACTGGCAAAAAAGAATTTAGATTTTTAGGATATGACAAAGACCCAACTGTAACTATTTCACAGTCGTTTCCTTTAGCACTAGATATAAATGGATTAGTAGCAGAGGTGTCATTTTAATGAGTTTTTTAATTGCAATGCAAGTATTAGGTACAGCACTTTCAGTTCAATCTGCTATGCAAAAAGGTAAAGCAAAAAATACTGTTGCACAAATGAATGCAGAGCAAGAGACTATGAGACTTGCACAAGAAAAAATAATAAGTGCTCAACGTCACAATGATCGCATGGCTACTTTAGATAGCAATCTAAAAACAAATGAGGCTTACTTTGCGTTTCTTGGTAGAGATTCTAGCGATGCAAGTTACAAAGCTTTTCAAAAGTACAATGTTAAAACGGCTCAATCAGACACAAAGATAAACGCTAATCAAAGTTTGTTAGAGCAAGGTCAGATAAGATACTCAAGAAAACAACATCTATATGGTGGGAAAGTTGCTTTGGCTGAATCAAAAACAGAAGCCTTTAGCACAGCTATTAATGGATTTACCAATTACCAAACAACTAAGACTGGGATTTAAAATGGCAGGTGTAATAAGAGAAAAAAGACAATTGCTTAATAAACAGATTGGTGTTGTTGGTGCTAGTACTGCGGCAGTAGATTACGCAGAATCAATGAAAAGAAATGCAGATCAATTAACAAATAAGTTTGTTAACTTGGCAAACCAAGAAGCTCAACGTAAAGGTGATGAGCTAGGCAATTCATTAACTGATTACAGAACTATTAATCCTACAACTGGCGAACCTGAAGCCCTTAGTAAAATGCCTTCAGGCTTTGGAACAACTGCGGCACAAGCTTTTCAAGATAGCGTTAACACAAACTTTGAAAAAAGCATTACAGCAGAAATAGATGGCATGTCTGCTAAAGCGGCAATGCTACATCCATTAGACGCTGACGCATATGCAGATGCTTTTTCATCTTCAGTTAACTTAATGAAGCAACACGCAACTGGTAGATACGCCAATCTAATTGATCGGTACTCTACAAAATACTTAGCCTCCACTAAGTTAAACATACAAGGTAAGCAAACTATAGCTAATAATAACGCTTTAAAAGCTGACTTGATTGCATCAAATGAAATAGCAGGTAACAAGATAAGGAAATTAAGCACTGCAAAAGCAAGTTATGTTGACAGAAGAAAGGCTATTACCACTCAATTAGATGAGTTAAAAGCGGCTAAAGACGCTAACATACTCATTGGCAAAGAATATTATGACCAAGTAGCGATAGTAGAAAACAACGCTACCTTAGGTTCACTTGAAAACTTTTTATTTAAAGATGCAACTCAAGCTGATTTACCAAAGCTTACGGCTTTTTTAAGTTATTTAAATGATAGCAATGAAAATTCTTTAGCTTTACTCGATGATAAAGAAATTGTTGTTCCAGATCAATTTGATGAGAATGGTGCAATAGCTATTAATGAAATGACTCTTCGAGATTATGCAGTGCTAACAGTAGCAAGACTGGCTAGGACTAATAATAGTAAAGTTGTAATAGATCAAATTAGACAGAGCATTGAAGGAATGAAGGCTCAAAGAACGCAACAAGTCTTCAATGAAAATGTTGCACAAAAAAGAATGTCAGGCTCTGTCAAGTCATCAATGAGAGCGGAGCTAAGTCCGACTTTTAATTTAGAATATATGAATTTAGATCAATCTGATTCTTGGTTTTCTTATTTAGATAAAAATAAAAAAGCTATTAATAGACATATAGGACTAACTGAAGTTGGTGCCAATAGTGCAAATCCTACTGTTTCTAAACCAGACTATGCAGTTATTTTAAAAAACAAGTACACAAACATTGCTAATCAATCTTTAACTTACGTTTTAAATCAAGTGAAAGATAACGCCAAAAGAGAATCAAAGCTTATTATTATCAGAGCTTTGT